TGACGATAGATGAAATAATTGGTTGGAGTTGTTATTTTCAAATAATTAACGAAGAACAAGAAAAGGCATTTGAAAAAGCAAAACGTAGGAGATAAGCTAAAATAAAGTAACCTTTTGTTTTTAAGTAGTGGCATATCAAGCTGACATAAGAATATCGGTAAAAGGTGGTAAGCAAATAGATCAGTTATCAAAAGCTGCTGATAAATTAACACCACAAATAAATGCAGCAAACGCAGCTTTTATAAGGTTTTCTGAAATACAACAAAAAAATTTACCTTTAGTAGCAAATTTTAGTAGAGTTTTACGAGAGAACCAAAAAGTCTTTGCTAGTACAATATTAAGTAATAAAGAAGCTACAACTGCTGCTAAAAATCAAGCTATAGCTGAAAGAGAATTAAATAATGAACTAGCAAGAAGAAATGCAGTATTAAATAAAGCCAGAGGTATAAAATCTGATCCCATTGCTAAATCTATTGCAAGAAATCAAGCAAAATTCCGTGATCCTTCTGCACCCGCTTTTGAGAACTTAAGAGATCAACCTTCAGGAGCTAAACGACCTTCACGTTTTGCACAATTTTCTCAAGATGCTTCAGTGATAAGTGCTCCAAGATCACCTGTTGAAACAAAAATAAAAAGTGCTTTAGCTGATATAAAAACTGAAAAAAGAGTCGTAAAAGAAATTGCAGATATTCGCAAAAGAAGTGCTTCAAAAGTAGAAGCAAATAATAAAAAAAGACTTACAAGAGAAAAAGAAATTAAAAAAATTATTGATAGATCAGAAAAGATTAGAAGTAAAGATAGTAGAGCAAGGAGACAAAGAATATTAGATCAACCAGGAAATAGGATTAGGCAAGGCTTAAGAGGTAGAAGTCCTACCGCTAGAGCTAGGCGAGGTCAAGCAACTTCAAACGCTTTAATAGGTGGTGCATTTCCTTTGTTATTTGGACAAGGTCCATTAGCTGCTGCTGGTGGTGCTATTGGTGGTGGAATAGGTGGATTATTAGGAGGGCAATTTGGATTCGCATTATCTCTTGTTGGTACTCAGATAGGTTCAGCTATATCGCAGCTTGTTAGTGGTGCTGCTGAATTAGGAAAGGCGATTGGTCCTTTCACACAAGACACAAAAGCAGTTACATCAGCTTTAGGTTTACAGGGATCAGCACAAGAAAAACAATTACAATTAATTGAACAAGTTGAAGGTAAAACTCAAGCTTTTAATGCTGCTACAGGTTTATTAGCAAGAAAGATAGGTCAAAATGGTGTTACCGCTTTGCAAGAGTTTGGTGAGTCTAGCAGATTACTTTCAAGTGCTTTTTCAGTAGCACTTGTTAGGTTACAAGCTTTTACAGCAGGAATACTTGATTTTATTTTAAAAATTACTGGAGCAAAAGATGGTCTAGCAAAAGGAGAAGCTAATGATCTTATAGATTTTGCAGCTACTAGGGGTAATACAGAAGCATTAGCACTTATACAAGAACAAAAAAGAATTGATGCAATACCAGATAAATTAGTTGGTAGTAGTGGTGGTATTTTAGGAGGACCAATACCTGTTCAAACTGAAGAAGCTAAAAATGCACAAAAAATACTTGATAGAAATAAAAGAATCTTAGCAATAAAATTAAAGGAAAAAACAGCACAAGGAGATATTACGGTTGAGTCAGATTTAAAGTTAAAAAAACTTAGAGAAGAAAATGACTTACAAGAAAGAATTAAAGAAAATTCAAAAACAATGACAAAAGACCTTGCTGAAAAGGTTTCAAAATTAGAACAAGAATTTGATGTAAGAGCAAAAACATTACAACAGGCAAAAAAATTAAGAGCCGATGAAATACAAAGTTTAGAAAAACAAATTTTACTTGATGGAAAAATTTCTGATGATGAAAGAACACAGTTAGAAAATGCAGTAGCTAAATTTGTAGCTATTGGAGAGTTGATTGATGAAAATAATCTTAAAAAAGCAGAAGGTGTAGAACTAATAAAAGATTTACATACTGAAGCTGATAAAGTAGCAGATGCTTTTGAAAGCTTAGGACTTGAAATTTTAGATTCTGTAAAAGATGGAATTAAAGGTTTAATTAAAGGAACATCTACCTTGTCTGACCTTCTTAATAATGTTGCTGATAAGTTTTTAGATGTAGCACTTAATCAAGCATTGTTTGGTTCAATATTAGGTTCTAAAGGCGAGAAAGGAGGAGGTATCTTTGGTGCTTTAGGTTTATTTGCAGATGGTGGCAGACCTCCTGTTAACAGACCCTCAATAGTAGGAGAGAAAGGTCCAGAATTATTTGTTCCAAGATCATCAGGTAACATAATCCCAAATAATAAACTTGGAGGTGGCAGCACCAACAATGTTGTTGTTAATGTGGACGCATCAGGTTCAGATGTTCAAGGTGATGAAGCAGCAGCTAAAGAGATTGGTACGTTAATCTCTGTTGCTGTGCAAGGAGAACTATTGAAACAACAAAGACCTGGAGGTTTACTTTCAAGATAATGGCTACTTTTCCTAGTTACAATCCACAATATTCTGCTACAAAACGTAGTGCTCCTATTCAACGTATTACTCAATTTGGAGATGGTTACCAGCAAAGAACAAGCTTTGGTTTAAATCAAGATCCAAAAGTTTGGAACTTAACTTTCAATGTAAAAGATTCTGATGCTGATGTAATAGAAACATTTTTAGAAAATGAAGCTAAAAATGGTACTTCTTTTAATTGGTCGCCACCTGATGAATCAGCAGCTTATAAATGGATATGTAGAAGTTTCAGTAGAGAAATGTTTGATATAGATAGAAATAGAATAACAGCAAGTTTTGAACAAGTATTTGAACCCTAATGGCAATACCAGTTTCAGCATTACAGTCAATAAATCCTGGGTCGATTATTGAATTATTTACTATTCAGTTAAATACTGCATTACATGGTGCTAACACTTTATATCGTTTTCATAATGGTGCAAATTTAAACGCAAATGGAGAGGTTGTTTGGGCTGGTAATTCATACTTAAGATTTCCTATTGAATGTACTGGATTTGAGTTTGGATCTACAGGTACTTTGCCTAGACCAAAAATTTCAATAAGTAATATCTTTGGAACGATTACAGCCATAATGCAGGATGTCAACGAAACCACTGTGGGTAATGATTTAAACGGAGCAAAATTTACAAGAATTAGAACTCTTGCTCGATATTTGGATGCTGTGAATTTTTCTTCTACGACTACCACTTCGACAACAACTTCAACTGTTGCTGATCCTGCTGACGGTGAAACTGTAACTTACACAGTCACCGTTGTAAACACAGGAGGTTATGACTACTTTGCAATTAATGGTGTTACTAATCCTGTCTTAACCATGAAAAGAGGATCAACTTATATTTTTAATCAATCTCATAGTTCTAATGTAAATCATCCATTAAGAATAAAATCTGACGCTGGAGGACAGCAAACTACTGTTAATACAGGAACTTTAGGAACGGATGCGACAGTAACTTATCAACCAGCATATCCAACTGCTCCTAATGATCTTAGATATTATTGTGAAAATCATGGAAACTCAATGGGTAATACAATCACAATGAACAATCCTAATACGATCCAGCAACAATCAACATCTTCGTCTAGTTCCCAAACAAATCCTTTCGGCACACCAGACCCTACGGCAGAGTTTCCACAGGAAATCTATTTCTTGGATCGTAAAGTAACCGAGACAAGAGATATAGTTACATGGGAAGCTCAATCTGCTCTTGACTTAGTAAATGTAAAATTACCACAAAGGATTGCTACTAGAGATATTTTCCCTGGTATTGGAGCATTTTTAGGATGAGTTGGAAAGATACTGCACTAGAACACGCACAAAAAGATTCACCACAAGAAGCTTGTGGTCTATTAACTATCCATAAAGGTAAAGAAAAGTATTATCCTTGTAAGAATATTGCTGAAGAACAAGGAGAACATTTTATTTTAGATCCTGATGATTGGATGAAAGCTGAAGATGAAGGTGAAGTTATAGCAGTAATACATAGTC